ATTTTCTACTTCTGCGCCTGTTTGAATAAACCCTTTTATCAAACCTCCAAGAGCAGCAGCCCCACCAATAGCAGCGAGGGCAGTTCCTACCCTGCGAAAACTAGCAGCCATTTTGTTAGTTTGCTGTTCTGTTTGCTGAGAGATGCGGTTTAAATCACGCTTCAAATCAGACATATCCGCTTCAATGCGGACTAGAAGGGTATCAACTGTTGTAGCCATTAATCTGGATACCTTTCCATCAAATCACTTAGCTCATCTTTTCGTAGAGGCGGCGGCTTGCCCCCAGAATGAAACTCAGAAAAACCTTCAGATGCTAGGAAAAATTCTTGAATTGATAGACCCCAAAATTCATCTGAGGTCATTCTCATTTTCCCAAGGGCCATTCTAAGCCAGTCATCCCAAGGATATTCTTCTACTCTTGTCCTACCGCCTTCAGTACGTTTCCCTCATCGTCACCCGCGCCAATAACAAAAACTATTATCTCTGCGATTATTTTCAAACCTTCTGCAAAACCCGCTTCCCAAATTAAATTTGCAACATCTCTATCTTTCAAATCTGCACCGCTTGATCTAAGAACAGGCGTTAAAATTGAAACCATTTGAGTAGCAGACATTTCTGCATTTTGAAGTTCTTGAGCTATTTTAAGAACTCCCTTACCAAGATTAGTCTCTATCCTCATTATTACGTCCATCGTTATTTTGCATTGATAACTTTGGCCGTTGAGGCTTACCTCCAGTTCCCCGCGCTTTGGGTTTGGCATTGGTTATTTCCTTTCCACTTATTAAAAGTTCCTCATTACGATTAGCTACGTTAATAACGCTTTCTGCAATATAAGATTTCCCCTTAACCTTGAAATGACTACCCACTTCAAGTGCTGAGGAAAAACCCATTACAAAATCGCATTGAGAATTTGATTTGGCCCAGCCAGAAAAAGTTGAGCCATCAACTTCTATTTCAACACTGAGCCAAGCCATTTTTAAGCCGCCGTAAACGTAAAGGTTCCAGCGCTCTCAAGACTGATTGAATATGTTATTTCGCCATTATACTCACCAGCATATTCAATAGATGCAATCATCATAGGACCAGCAAATGTTCCAAACGCAGGTACTATTATATCAAAGTCCGTAAATGTTCCCGCTGTTCTTTGAGCATCAAAAGCTGTGCGAACAGCCGCCTCTGATGGCTGATCAGTAAATACACCTGATCCAGATGCGGTAAATGATTGCACACCACCGCCACCTAACAGCTGTCGTAAGCCAGAGCTATCCTTGGTTGTTACATCAACCGCTTCGTCATTCATTGTAATTGAAGTTGAGCGCAATCCAGCAACAGTAGTCGCTGTCCCGCTTATATCAACTTTCAGTAGCATTGCGGAGCCTTTTTGTGCCGCCATGTTCTTATCTCCTTAATTGTCAAACACGATGGCGCGAAATCTCATTACTCCGTGCCGCGTTATTCCATCAGCTTCTTCAAGGGTCGTAGCAAACTCTTGCCGTATGTTAACCAATGAAGCACCTGACACAGTTATAGCAGCATTATGAAGGTTTTGGTAGACCTCTTGCATAATGTGCTTTATTTCATATCGGCCCCGATATTCAGACCAAACATGAATAGTTAGTGTATGCTCCACCGCATCTACGGTTTTAGTTCCATCATTGATAGCGGTTTCTTCCCCAATATTGATATACGGCGCAGAAGTTCCCTCTGGAACATCATCATATATGGGAATTACCTTTTGGCTCGTATCATCAACAATGCTTGCCGTGCCGCCCATTCCGCTGTGATACTGGCAATAATAATAAAGGGTAGGGGTGCTATCTGTTATGGTTATTTCTGTGTAAGCTCCAGCGCTGCCAGCGCTTCCAGAAGTTGTTGCATTAGTAGTATATTCAGAACCTCCGCCATGAGTTCCATTCGGCGTTGTTGAAAATTTGAATGGATGATTTGAGTTGGTATTGTCTGATTGGGTAAACCTATACGTTCTGCCCCTCATTAAAGAAAGGGTTGGGCTTGCCCCAGAATAACTAGAAATAAAATATTTATTCCCTGATCCATAAGAATTTGTGCCGCTTGCAACAGTAACTGCATAAGTAACAGTGCCAGAGTGCGTAGAAGCTGTCTTAATGTTTCCACTTAACTTGGTGTAAATTGCTTTCTGTAAAGGCCATGAATGTAATGCCATTTACCCGCCTCTCGATCTTAAATTCGAAAATTTTCGACGTATTTTCGGCCTGTTTTCCTCAAGAGCGGGTTGCAAAAAAGGCCTTGCTTGCATTTGACTAGTTCCAAACTCAAGAGCCTGAGAATAATCTGCCCTGCTCTCTACCGATCCCCCTAAACCATCCGCATCTATAACCATATTAATATTAGCAGCTAAATATCCAGTATCAGAATTTGGAGGATTTCCCGCCGCTGACGCCGTATGAGTGCGGCGAGGATTATATTTTTGATAGGTTTGCCCACTACTTCCATGCGATTGAATACTTTGTTTGGCTGTATTCATTGTGTCTTGAGTGCCAGAAGCAATAATTTTTCTTATATTTCTAGCGTATCCAGCTTCAATAGATTTGTAATTCGGCTTGTTAACAACCTTCGCTCTTATGATCATATTGCTACACCCTCCGACACATCAAGATCAAGAAACTTAAACCTGTTATCTACGTTTAAAATTCCGTTTATCTCAAAAGTTCTAGTTGTAGTAACTCCATCCCTAGTAAATGTTTGAACAAGCCTATAGGCGGTTGTTATCCCAGTTCTGTATCTGATCCTTATAACGCTATCCAACTTATCGCGAAGCTTGTCTGCGAAAAGCTGTTCGTTTGAGCCTTTGGGCGTTATAGATGCAAACACATCCGCAATCTTAGTCCAAACAATCGTAGCCCCGCCACCGTCATCAAGGGTTCGCGTGGGAGATTGCAACTGCAATTTGAAGCGCATTGATCCTACTGCCATCAGCCAATACCAGATCTCAAGATGTTGGAATAAGGAGTCGAGCTAAAACGCATTATTTGATATGGCTGCAAAAGTTGCGTAAGTAGCTTGGGCGGCGAAATAGTAGAACTACCATCTCCATCCCCCCTATGCTCATACATGAATGTGCAATACTGCATCATAGCCATTTTTATGGCCTCTGGAACATTAAGTGGGCTTGCCCCATACCCAGCCTCAAAAACTATTTTAAGCCCATTGACGGATCGTAAATCGCTTGGAAAAGAACCCCCATCCCTTAATGCAATTCTTGATGGCGTCCTGATGGTGTCTATGTGATAATTTGAAGCGGCCCAAGTATTCTCTGTGTTATCATCAGTAAAATATTTAACATGAGTAACGCTAATTACTGGCGCGGCGGCAAGCTCAATAAAGTTTTGATAATTGACAATATTGGGGCCAGTTCTCCAACCCTCCCACAGCCTATTGTCTACCTCAATAAAACCATCAAGATATTGCGATACCGTTCTGGTGATGAACGCTCTACCAGTATAATTCTCAGCCCAATTCCTAGCGGCAACAATGAGAGAAACAATTAGCGTTTCTTCAACGTCATCATCAAGCCGCAAATAATTTCTGACATCATCAACGAATAAAGGCTCTCTGGTTGGTGTAGTCTGTTCTATTCCGCTCATGCTATATCATCCAGAATTGTAATTTGAATATACTCAGAATTTGGAAAAGTCTCTGTCTGACCACCACCCGCAAAAACAACTTGGAACTCTGCGAAATATGATCCCGCCGTTGCCGTGTCGCCAGATTGCCACTCATATTTTACTGAACCAGCTTCACCATCAATTATAGCCGCTGCGCTATTGATAGTAGCAGTTGAAGAACTAACGGGCCGCATCTTAAACGTAATAGCTGCACCTGTTACATCTACTGCATTCTCATTTGCGTCTTTTAAATTGGCTTGCAAAATAGGAGAGGTATCATTTTGTTTAATAAAGAAGGCCATAGATTTACCTGTTTGGGGCGTTTATCTATTCATTGATACCATCATTTAGCACGATTGCAAAGTTATGTCTTGGAACGACCACCTGATTTCTACTGTCTTGATCTATCGAAACAACCCTTGGAAGTCCGACCCCAAACAAAACTGACGGCATAATAGGAGCGCCAGTTGTTATATTTACAGAGTTTAAAGTATGCCCTTGAGCAAAATTTGCAGCGCCCACACTTGGAAGCCCAGCATAGATATTGGATGCGACAAAAGAATGGCCTTGGTTTATTGCAGTATTATTAACGGCTGGGGTTCCCAATGCAAACCCGATTGCAGATAATTGATGGCCTTGTTGAAATCCTGCATTATCCAGAACAAATGCTGATAGAGTTACGTTTCCAGTGCTTAGAACATTGCCCTCTACAAACGTAGCATTAGGAACACTTGCCGCTCCAGAATAAAGGTTTGGGGTACTTAGAACAATATTATGAACAAGGGATGGCGAGCCAACAACTGGGTTTCCGCTCAAAATATCTATAGCCCCAAAGGTTTCTTCCTCCGACATAGATATTGAGGCTACAATCGGGCTTCCTGATGTAATTGTTTGCGCTGATAATCCGTGAATTTGAACAAAAGATATTGCGTCAATAATTGGATCGCCAGAAGAAACATCAGTTGCAGAAAGCGCATGATTAACAACCATTGCTATATTATCAACAACTGGAGAGGGCGTTATTAAATCTGCTGTTACAAAGGTTTCATCCTCTGCCATATTGCAATCATCTGCGACAGGAGCGCCAGAGAGCAGTTCAGGGGCCGAAAGACTATGCCCCTGCGCGATTGTAGGCGAACCCGCAAAAGGCTCACCAGAGGCGATATTTGAGGCTGTGAGCGCCCTTCCTTGGTTAAATGCAGAGCTTGAAACGACAGGGGTTCCAGACGCTATATTAATCGCGGTCAGGTTTACGCTTAGGTTAAATGTTGTTTGATCAACTATCGGGCTTCCTGATAAAATCCCAGAAGCTGCAACGACATGGTTTTGACTGATTAAGGGGCTATCAATTTCGGGATTTGAGCTAAATACGCTAACGCCAGACAGAATATGAGCTTGATTTATTGCGGAGCTTGCAACAGAGGGAGCGCCAACAGTTATTCCATTTATACTCAAACCTTCTCGCTGTGCGATTTGAGGTGACCCTAAAATTGGGTTGCTTGCGGAAATTGTATCTGACGCTAAAGTCTGCCCCTGATTAAACGCAGAAGATGAAGCAAAAGGGGTTCCAGATACTAAATTCGGCGGTGATGAAAATATCCTGTTTATAGTTGCACTAGGGGTTTCAAAAACATTAACCCCACCAGTAATGCCTTGAGGCTGAAAAATGTGTACTTGGCTTAATAGCGGCAATCCCAAATCTGGCGCACCAGCTAAACAATCATTTAGATCAAAAGTTTCCCCCTCTGACATATTTACAGAAGGGATGGAAACCGCCCCCATAGAAATTTCTTGAGGGCTTAAAGTGTGTATCTGAACAAATGTTACGGTTGGTATAGAAGGATTTCCAGAAGTAATTCCAGAAGCCAATAGCTCTCGAACTATAACACCACCATCATCAGAAAGTGGCGCAGAAGCTAATGGGGAAAATCCTATCATAATCTACTCTGGCTTAGTCGGCCAATCGCTATCGGCCACAGCGGGCCAATCAGAATGGCTTGGAAGGTCACGCAAAGCCTGACGGTAAGTTGTTTGCTCGACCGTTATTGTACGATCCGTAACAGCCCACCAATCTGTTTCAGCGAGAAGATTGTTACGCTTTTCTCTAGCGTCATCTTCAGTTGTATCAACTACGGGTGCAGCGCCCAAATCTGTATAACCCTCAAACATTCCTGATGTTTCAGCGTTATCATCTACAACAATTTTGTTTCCGTCTTTTTCAAATATTTTTGCCATGATTTTATCCAAAATAAAGAATGTTTAAGCCGCCACCGGCACTTATTGATGTGCAACTTATACCACCACCGTTATTAGAAATTGACTGAACAGCGCCGCCGCCACCGCCCCTGCTAGTGCCCGCTATCTGTTGGGAGCCATAATTAAAGCTGTAATTGGTTCCTGTCCAAACATTACCAACAGAAAAGGCACCAATGGCAGAAAGATCGGTACTAGGGATCGCGTTATTTTCATAAGAGTTTACTTGAAGCCAGAATGGAGGAGAAGCGCCAGCACCAGTGGGGCTGTACCATACGCTCTGAGTTCCAGCACAAGCGCCGCCGCCACCTACATAATTATTGGCAGACATTTGTGCCCTGACACAGTTTGAACCTCTACCCCCTTGCATATTGTATATGTTCGCACCAGACGCAGTGCCGCCAGTGCCGCCAGCTAC